ATATAAATCTTGTGTTTAAAAAATTTTCCTGACCACCCGTAACTATAGGCGTTACTGTTGGAGATTCAGTTGGAGGTCTTTTGATTACTAACAATTGCTCCAATGATATTTGGTCTATATTCGCTATTGGATTAGCGTAATTTCTTTGTGTATTAATAAATCTTGGAGGGTTGTAATCATCTGTAAAAAACAATAAAGGTCCAAGAATATTTATCCCTGTTATAAGATACAGTTCATTGAAATTTAAGGTTGTATTTATACCTCCGCCATCATCAACGCTAATTATATGGTACGTCAATGAGCCTGAAAATACATTTAAAGATAGTATCAAGTCAAGTTTTCCTGTCGCTCCAACAGTAAATGCAGGGTCGTGAACAAACCAATAGAGTAAATCATTAGCATTATCCTCAATAGCTCCAATACATTTTGCAGAACTGCTTAATGGAGTCCCATCAATATAAATCAGCTTGGTTAACGGAGTGTTTCCTTTTGTATTCTCTATAACGCCTACCTCTGATTTTTCTGTAGAACCCATACGAATATTCATAGCGTCAACGTACTCTCCATCAGGAAGGATACGTTGGTCCACCATTTTATTCATTCTACCCGCTAAAAAATTTCTTGATATTTTCGCCATCTTACTTGATTAACTTGTCCATTCCACGTAAATTCATTAACAATCTCCCGGGATGAATGTTGCTGATTCTTATTTTTGCATTTGCCAACAATGCTCTTCGGTCTTTTTTTGCTCTTTGAATTATATACTCTTGAACTCCGAACTTTGCATTTAATATCTCATACTTAATTGCTGCATAAACATATTGTTCAAATAATTTATTTACAGTAATTAAAGAATTGTCTCCTCCTTCCATACCATCGGATATGTACTCAAGAATACACAATTCTCCTGCCATACTCGAATCAAAGTTTATAACTCCTGCTTTTTTATCAATATTGAAAGTAGGATTAAAATTTGCTGTTTCTGTATTCAAACCAAATGCATCGCCAATTCTATAATCAAAATACCACATACCATCATAATTCCAACCATATTGATTGTCAAATTGGTTTCCGCTATTGAGATATATACTTTTTTTAGTTTTTCTAATTCTGTCAAAATCAATATCAGAATACTGAGGTTGAAGAATATTTCCATTTTGGTCAAAAAGGATATTTCCTTGTTGGTCCTGTAAGTATGCATTTGAAGATAATGTTTGAATGTTCTCAGTAAGAGGTCTCAGCAATCCATCTTTGTACATTGATATTCTTACCCAATTTACATAGTCGTGAGGTAATACAAATCTTAAAGAATCAACTACACTTAGCTCTAATACTTTTACTTCCTTAAAAGCATCGTAATTCAGCTCCTGAATAGCACGTTTGGCGTGAAATAATACTTTGTATCGTTCCTCATTATTTATCAATGAGTGATTTCCTGAATACATCAACAAAAAATTGTTAACAATGTCGGTTAGGCTTACATATTGGTATGAACCCCAATTTGCTTCTTGAGGACTTCCACCGTTATTGTCATAATATTGATATTGAGATAAATATGCCATTTGTCGTATTTTTTATTATTATTGCTGCATACTAAATGTAGGCTGTTCGTGTTGTTGTTGAGCCATACCGAATTGAGTAACTTCAGATTCTCTAATAGACATACCACAGTACTCAAGTATTTTTGTAACTAATTTATATTCATCCTCTGTAGGAAGCTCAAAGTCTTGATAATCAGTTTGTGATTGGTCAAAAGAAGGAGAACCATCTACCAATGAAATGTAAGTCCATTTAGGAACTTTAGGAAATCTAAAATAAACAGCCTGAACTTGCCCTTGAGTTGATATTGTACTTGGATATAATTCAAGTACACTTCCTTGATAAACATAAGAAGGATACTCATTAGAAGGCGCTGTAAGATTTGAACTATTTAACATAGTTATTTTTCCCATACTTACCTTATCTGCTTCAGTTAGGCTTGAGGCTTTAAATATAGCAAATCCATTATTAGTCGGTGCGCCTGTTGGAAATATATTTGATGATAATAATATTTGCGTATTACTTGTTACAGAGACAACGGTACTTGTTGCTTTTGTAGTTGTATTTACTACAATATCTCCTGATATTATTCCATAAGTTGTAAAATTACCTGTAGTGCAAACAAGGTTATTTGTAACTTCAGTTCCACTTTGTATTCCACTTGTTAGCATTATTGGATAACAAAGTAATTTTAATAGGTAGTATGATTCATCTCCTGTAGTTACAAGAGATGGAACAAAAAACTTGTTGTCAGTTGATTTTGTAAGTGAGTTTGTAACCAAAAAACTTTCTAAAGTTTCCGCAAGTGGGCTTTCAATATCAGCGTAATCAGTTCCTGAACCACGTTGATTCTCTGCATTTATAGTTTTATTATAACTGCTATAGTATTCCTCGTAGATTTCCATCTGAGCGTTTTTGGCATACAAATTGAAATCTGATGGAGAAATGTATCCATAATTGTTTTTATTTAATATGGATAAAACTGCATTTCTAACCTCGTTTATCATCTTTATTCTTTTTTACAAATATACATAAAAAAAGCACAGAAATAAATCTGTGCTAATTTTTGACCAAGGACACCTCAATCCGTTTTTATTATTGTGGAAGATTGGCTTCCAACATTTTAAGCGAATCAATACCTTCATCACTTGATAAGAAACCTGCTGCCATATCATAAGGGTCTTCCCCAAATGGCACTGATAACATTTTCTTTTTGTTAGTTGGAGTATTAAACCAAATCTCCTTATCTCCATTGCGTAATGCTAATAATTTTTCTTCAAAGAATAATCTAATCTTAGCTTGAAACTGAAGTTCAGGGTCATTCAATGTAGTCAAGAATCCTATTGGGTCATTTTTAGCAAACACTAATATGTCTCGTTTTAATTCTGCTGTCGAGATTGTTGAGGGGTCTTTACCAAACATAACTCTTGTAAGAGTTTCTATTTGCTCAAGAGAAAGTTTTCTTGCTTCAACTAAAGCATCGATTTCAATATCTAAGCTCTCAACCTCATAAGCTGCGTCTTTTTCTTCATCTACCTCAACGAATATTCTTCCGTTTAATGGATGGTAGTGTAAAAATGCTTGAAGCGCAGGATTTGTTCTTGGAACACTTAAAAATCCATCCTCAAACATAATTGGCTCAAGTATTGCGTTTCCATCTTGCTCATCCTCAAATGGAGACTTTTGATTTATTGCATATCTAAGAGCGCGGTTTTCATTCTTTTTTTCATCGTACCACATTAGTGGGAATCTTGGATGATTTCTTGCCGCTAAACTATAAGAAAGCGGATTTCCATTTACTAATTTGTAGACTTTGTCTACTGAAACTACTGTTGCCATTTTTTGTTAATTATTTAATTTAATTTAATTTAATTTTTTAAAATATAAAAAGGAGAGTGCCTTTAAAGACACTCCCCGATTTACTATATACTATCCGAAACGGAATAACACAAAGTTGTTTGCACCTAAAGTACATACACATCTTTCAGACAAGAAGTTAACCTCCATTGCGTCTAAGTCAGATGTTTGAGCACCACCGGCAGAACCTGTAATCCACGTTTTGTATCTACGGTCTTCAGCTTCTGAAGCACGGTATCTAACGTGTAAGAAAGGTCTCTTTGCGTTTTTACCCATAATTTGGTCGTACACTGATGTAGAACCGGCAGGAACCATAAGTCCTGTGATTGTACCCGTAGCAGTAGCTGCAACGTTAGACAAACCACCTCTCATAGTTGGGTCGTTTAGATATTTCCAATCAGATTTGTAGAAATCGTAACCTCTACGGAATCCTGTGAAACCTAAGTTAAGAGCCATATCAACATCATTATCGAATAAACCAAAAGATGCAGATTGAGCAACACCACCTGAAGTGTATCCATTTAATGTTGCCAACATATTGTCGATGTCAAAAGACAATCCACGATTAACAAAAACAACGTTTTCTTCGATAGCACCTTGCTTGTCTAAACGAGAAACAATAGAATCCCACTCATTCAAAGAAGTTGGAGAACCACCTCCCCAAACGTTACCTCTATTGTTTACAACATAGAAGATACCTTCAGACCCCATCATACCTGCTGTTTTAGCGCCCGAACCGGTTGCGGCAGGAACTGCTTCAATCATAGAAGTTTCGATGTAATCTTCAAAACGCAAACGAGTTTCGTGCTCTGATTTTAAATACCACAAGTACCCTGTAGCACCGTTCTCAGTAGTAACTTCAACCCATCCGATTTGAGCCATATCAGAACCATTAACCGCATATTTATCTTTCAAGATAATTGGGTTATTGCTGTAGATGTCATCTTCAGCTTCCAAAGAACCAACCATTCCGTTAGTTCCTTTTTTAAACTCAGAGCCGTAAATAAATACAGTGCATTGAGTAGATACAGCAAATGCTTGTCCTGTTGCTTCGTAGTAAGCTACTGTGAAAGTAGTTGCTGAAGGAACTGCTGTAACAATTGCTTTGTTAAACACACCTGATGCGTTATTTTGAATCATCACAGTTTGACCTACTCTGATTGCAACGTAAGTAACGCCTGAATCAGCCACAGTGAAAGTAGCAGTATTTGCTGCTGCTGCCGCACCTGAAGTACAGTTTGTATACTTAATATGAAGACGACCTTGTTCTGCCCATTTGATTTGGTCAGAATTAGAAGGCATCTCTGCACCTACCATTCTCAAGAATGATGCGATGGTTCTATTACCGTAACGCTCAAATTCTTTTTCGTAAGTATCAGGAAGATACTGATTCAAAAAGTTGAAGTTGGTAATGTAGTTTGTCTGCAACGCTACTTGCTCAGCACTTGGCTGTAATGCAAAAGTAGGGTTTGATAATAATGTACCTGCCATTTTTTTTAATTTTTAAATTTATATTTTTTTCATACTACGGATTTTTAGACTCTTACCGGAATCAGGGTTTACCGCTTTTACCTGCATTCCTTCCATTGATTTTGTGATTTCAGGAGCTCTATTTGCGGACATTTGAATATTTTTAATGTTCTTCATAGTACCTTCAGTCGCATCTGCTTGTCCTTGTTCGTAAAAGAACTTTGCAAATTTCTCAGGATTCATAGCTACAGCTAATGACCTATGATAACCTGCCGCATCCTTAATTAAGCCCTGCTCATCTAAAAACTTATTTATAAAGTTTGCAGGTGTAGCTTGTGCCTTTTTAAGTTCATTAGCATCTCCGGGATTGAAAGCGATTCGCTTGTCATTAACATTGAACTCAAAACCTTTGAACTCTCCGTTAAATACCTCATCAGTCTTTTGGTTAAACCAATTCCTTTTTCTTTCATTCTCTTCCTCATTAGTCTTCGCTTGCTTGGTATATTGCTTGTAGCTTTCATAAATTTCTCTCTCCTCATCAGAAATCAGTGGAGCACTTGACTCAAGTGGCACTTTGTATTGTTCTTTTTGAGCATTAAAAAATTTCTTTGCCTCAGCAACTGCCTTTTTTGTTGCAATCTTAACTCTTTTTATGTGTGATTCATCATCAATGTCTTCGTCATAACGATAATCATCCATTAAAGAGTCAATATCATCAGCATCAAGTCCTTCTTGAGTTGCTGATAAATATTGTTCAAGTAAACTTTCCGAGTCCATTGAGTCAAAATCTTTTTTAAGACTTAAAAAATCCTCAAATCCTCTTCCTGTTTCTTTTTTGTATTTCATATAAGCGGCAACATCTTCAGGTAAAGCCTCAGCTTCTTGCCTTTGAGATGTCAATTCATCTAATGAATTAATCTGCTTATTGTATCTTTTTCCAATATATGAAAGAACTTGCTCTTCATTTAATTCAACCTCTTGCCGTTGCTGTTGCTCTTGCTCTTGCTGTTGCTCCTGCTGTTGCTCTTGCTCTTGCTGTTGCTCCTGCTGTTGCTCTTGCTCTTGCTGCTGCCCCGGTATATTTACATTTTGAAATTGTTGCTCGTGTTTTTCAAGTAACTCTTGTTCTACTTGAGCAGTTCCTTTCTCTTCTGTACCATCTAATAATCTTACTTTAATTTCCATTTGATTTGATTTAATTTTTTACAAAGCTATACAATTTTTTTTAATATTTTAACGAGGCTCAAATTCAGCCAAATCAAAGCCATCTAAACTATCTTCATTTGATTCAAAATTCAATGGAGGAAGATTGTTTTTACGTTGGTCTATTAATTTAGATTGCTCTGTATTTTGTTGACTAATCCGCTTAGCTTTAGCATCTTCACGAGCCTGTTCACGACCGCCTAACGTCTCCATTTCCATACCGTGAAGTTTTTGATTATACATAAACTCTTCTGCCATTAAGTGAGATTTTAGTTCAGCTTCTACTTGAATTTTCCTAATAGTTAATTCAGTTTCCATCTGCATCAACTGACTTTTAGTTTGAACTTCTGTCTGCATTTTTTGCATAGCCATTTGACCTGCCATTTCTTGAGACTTCAATTGCTGTTGAGCCTGCATAGCTTGTTGTTGCATTTTCAGTTGGTCTTCACGCTCTTGCTTCTTAATTCGTTTCATTTTCAATAATTGATTAGCAAGTTTAAGATTTTTAATCTCACGAATATCAATAGCATCTTCAAGATTAATATCTCCTTTTTGTAAAGCCATTTGAACATTAGCTTCAAGTTGTGCTCTCTGCTCTTCATCAGGCGCAACTTCAATAAATATACCAAAGTCGTAAATATAAAGGTCTGCTATATCTCCTAAAATAGACACATTGTACCTGCCAATTTGATTAATAAACTCATCTTTAAAGTCAGAGTATTCTAATATATCTCCAATTCTATAAGTTAATGCCTCTGCCATTGAGCGATATATATATAAACCTCCATCAAGTATATGTCGAGTTGCTGTATTTGAGTTTAAAGCTGCTAACTTCTGTAATCCTACTAAAGAATTAGGGTCAGGAGTAGAACCATCTCGTGCTTCGTTAAGCCCGGTTACAGTTCTAATCATATCCATATAGTGATTATAATTAGTGATAAGCATTTGAGTTTTACCTACACCTGTGTTAGAGCTTAATTGAGTAATAGGAACTTTAGCATTATTAAAATCTCCATCTTGAGTAAAACTTCTACCAATTACCGAACCTGTTTGGAAATAAAGTCTTAGAGCGTCTTCCGGGTTGTAAGCAGCGCCACTTCCTAAATCAACTTCATTAAGTCCATCAGCATCAATAAATACACCATCAGGAACAACTCGATTAATTACTTGTTGTAATTTTAAATGTGTAATTTGAATAAGGTCTGCAAACGGTATCATTCTACGAACTAAAGACTCTATAGCTCCTTTATACATTCTTGGGGCACAAGCTACATAATTTGGCAATGCGTGTTGAGAAGCAGACTTTGGCCGTACCATATTCTCAGACATTTTCCATTGTAAAAGAATATTAGTTCCCATTACCATAATACCTTCATACCATACGTCAATAGTTTTTTCTATTTTCTCAAAATTACCTTCTTCCATCATTTGTGCCGGAGGATTGAAAGTATCATCTTTAGGAATAACTCGTGAACCGCCATTCTCAAGAATTTTTTTCTTAAAAACTATTTTCTTTGTAGTTTTATAATTAAAGTACATCAATGTACAAGTATCTCTTGAAAATACACTATTTTCGTAGAATTGAGCCACATTAAAATAATCATACCAACTTTGACTATATTGAGTAATTTCCTGTAAGTCTTCTTTAGTAAGGCTTTGGTCAATTTTCATTAACTCACTAATTGGAAGAGTTTTAATTTCTCCCCAATAAAAACAATCTTTAAAGTGAGGGTCTTCAGTATAGCTATAAACAACATTTGCAGGGTCAACATAAGATATTTTAACTCCTGTTCCTTGAAGAAATTCGTGTTTAGCAATAGATATACCAAGTACTGTAGCATCGTAATCTAATCTCCAACGAATGTCGTTATAATGATTCTCATCAAATATGGTGTTAATAGCTTCTTCTTCTGCAATCTCAATTGCGGGTTTATAATTAAGTTGCATAAACAAAGAAAGTTCTTCATCTGATTCAGGAAGTTTTTCAGGGTCCATTGTAAATGCATCAAAACCTGTGCTTTCTTTTATTTGATTTAAAACAGGTTTAGCAATCATTTGCCCTTCAATCATATCCTGATACTTACTTCTTTTGGATTGAGACATAGCGTCTTGCGCGTATACCTTTACCTTAAACAATCTATCGGACATCCCATTAACAACAATATCAACAAACTTAGGAATAATAGGAACAGGTGTCCAATCCAAGTTCAAATAAGATAAATCTCCATCAATAGCTAATTCATTCTTATACTTTGAAATCGACTGCTCCCCTCTTGCATATAGCCTTAGCCTATGAAATTCTCTCCATTGACCATAATATCTACAATTATTTCCATCCTTTCTGAACCATTCATATTGAATAGCTTGACCAACTTGTAATCCAAATTGTTGGGATGCTTTTTCCTTATCAGTAGCTAACTGACTTGGAAAGGCTGACGATGTAATATCTATTGTTACGTTTTTCATTTGATTAATTGACTTGTTGAACCATCATTAGAATACCTTGCGAAGTTAATACTTATTTTTGAATCTTTTTTCTCAGGCATATATAAATGCTTTTGGTTAGCCATAATAGCTAACCCCGAACTTATAGACGCATCAAATTTAGTTCTATCGTTTATATCAAACTTTGACCAATCTTCTAATGTTCTTGTAAAAGGCATAGTGCCTATATCTCCTCCATCTCTATAAGCTCCTGAAAAATCTATCCCAACATACTTTTCTATGTAAGATTCAATTGCGGATGCGTGAGATTGTTTTACATCTTCTGATGAGTTGGGTATTCCTCCAAGCTCACGTTCAGTTTTTGATAATTTATTGTATTGTTTATCAGGCCTATTTAAACAATAGTTCCTATAACCTCTATTTTTAAAATGATAAAGTAATCGAGGTTTATTGTTCTCTATCAAAATTGGCATACCATAAAACACACAGGCCATTAAAACTTCCTCAAAAAATATCTCAGCAGTCTGAGGTCTTGCTATGTATTCTAAAAAAAATTCATTTGAAGGAGCATCATCCATATTAAATTTAGTAAGTCCGTGAAGAGAACCGTTAGACCCCCTTCCCCCCACTACTGCGGATATATCGTAAGAGTCGCAACCAAAGGACCCAATGTGTTCATTTCCGGGATATTTCATCCCATTTTTTGTATGTATATTGTTTTGTAAATGTTTTGCAGGAGTCCAACTAGTTAAAAATCTACCTCTTGAGTCAGGAGTAAAAACAACCTTGGTATCTTTAATACCATCTCTCCAATGCAAAGAACCACGAGTAAGATAATGTTCCTTTATCAAACTATCATTGTAGTCAATCTGTTGGTATATTTTTGTAAGATTAAACAAAGACTGCTTACTCTCATCTCTAAATGCGTGAGATTCTGTTCTTGGAAACTGTCTGTAAAACTCATTTAATGCATCAGCGTCATTTTTAAGTGAATCAACTTCATTCTCCCAATAGTCAATAGCACCCATACTAATTATTCCTCCATCAACTCCTGTAATTGGAACTTCAGGAGTCCTAAATACAGGCATACCATATACATCTATAAAGCCTTCCATATTCCATTCCATAGGAATAAACAAGCCATACAGTCCACTTTTTGTTTGACCATTAGCGTTACGAGTTGTAACCACTGAGTCTTCAAACATATCTTTATAATTCTGACCCCCTTTTGACAATGCATTTGAGGTTGACCCCATCATACATTTGCCGATAATCTTAGAGCCTAATCTTAAACAAGTTTTAGTTACTCGCCAATTCTCTTTTATATTTTGAGGTTTAGTCCATTTAGCACTTTCATCGTGAGCTAATAACAGTAATTTTTCCCCATCATAAGAGTTGTCATCTGTGTTTTTCCAATCTATTGATGTATCTAATCCTTCTATGACTTCATTTTCGGTGTCATACATATTTTTCTTTGTAATCTTAGATGCCGGTACACGAAAAGACAATTCAGTTTTTGGCTTATCCATACCATCCATAATAGGTTTGAAGAAAAATGGAAGTCTGCTATTAATCGGAACTACTTTATCAGTAAACATTTTCTTAGCATCAGCTCCCGTTTTTGATAGGATACCGACTCTCGCATCACGCGCAAGAGTTCCTACGTTTACACATTCAGATGAAGACATAAAAGAAAATCCTGAACGTCTAATCTTTAAGTACATCATACCGAAACTTCTTTTGTCAGCCCTACAAGCCTCCCAAAAAATCCAAAATATTCTATTTGCTTCTCTAAAATCAGGATACCCAATATCAATACTTGCCCACTGAAGATACATATAGTGAGAACCTGTTATGTATGTAGAAACCCCATTATTCATAAACCACACCCCATTCTCTCTGCAATCAAATTCATTCTCAATATAATCAACCCATTTGTTTTTAAATTCAGATGGCATTTCATTCCATTGGAATATTGATTGTATTCTTGAAAGTTGCTTAGGTAGTGACTCTCTTTCCCAATGTTGTTCAGATTTTGTAGTACTTCTTTTTATGCAATCCTTTGGAGTTGGAGGAAGTGCAATATAAAGACCTGTTATATTTATAATATCCCCTATCTGTCCTGTTTTAGATATTATAACAACATCGTATTGGTCATTATATCCATACACCCAAGACTTGTTACCATTCTTTTTTGTAATGGCATTTTTGGGTATATAGTCTTTGACTACCGTATATAAGCTATTTAGACCTTCTTTCTGCAAACCCTTGTTTTGTATCAGTTTTAGTTCCTCCTTTTTCAGACATCTCAATGCTTTCTTTTTCAGATTCTATTCTGCTAAGAATCTCAAATGCATCAAATATAGCTAATTTTTTTGTAGCCGCTGCATTTTTTAACTTATCAGCAGCTAAGTCATCTCCTTCCATATCAGGATTTAAGATTGACTCTTCAGCTACTTTTATGAGCTCTAATACTGCTTTATGTCCGGCAGCAATAATTTTTAATTTCGTTTCTTTAGCTGTCATACAATTATCTATAAAACATTACATATACCATTCGCCCCTCTTTCCAACCTGTGTTTGGATATTTACTATGAAAGTAATTAGAAGGATACATAAGTGCACGATTGGGTCTATATCCTACTACAGAATGTAAATCCCAATTATCTAAATTGTTTGCCTCCTCTGAAAGAAATCTATTAGTTTCTTCATCAGAGGTATCTAAAGACATCTCATAACCTACATCTTTATGCCTCCAAAAAGCGGTCCCGTGCAACCCTTCTTTTGTAGATGGAGATATATATAACACAAGTGCTCTTTCGGGTCTAATATCGCCTACTTTTGAGTCTGCGTGGATTCTCCAATCAGTATCGAACTCTTCAGTTGCTACTCTAAAAAATCCTAATAAACATTCCCTTTTGGTTTTATCTATATCGCTTAATTTTTCAATAATAAAATTATCAAATTCTACGCTACTATATTGAACCCAAAACTTTTTATCTCCAACCTCAACTTCTTGAAACTGATTACTTGCTAATCCATTATAAATAGAATTATAAATATCTTCATCCAAGAAATCATCTATAATGTTTATCATAGCTTTATGGTTATTTGATGGTCATACATACGATATAACTTCTCTCCATCAACAGTAAATTCGTATTCACTATCGGGAGAAAAACAAATATAATCGCCTTCTTTTATGCCTTTACTTAAAAGGTACTCATTTGGATAAACCATCTGACCCATTAACGGCTCTTCTTTTATGAATTTTTTTATGTAATAATCTACAGCAGAGATTGGTCTAACAAAGCAATACTTATCATAAGCATTCCAAGTAGAATCTTTTTTATACATAAAGAATTGGTCTGTTTCTATAAAGAATAAATCATCTTTAAAAAAACTTTTGCCGCTTTTTTGACGACCTCTCATATCATTATAATACTTAAAAGCATTGTGATGAACGAGAAGTGTGTCTCCTATTGATATAGGACCGGTATAGCCTACGGGAAGCTCGATAACTTCTGCATATCTGTTAGAGAACTTATGGTCCTCTTCTGAAGTACTGACGATAAAATCAATTCCTCCTATTTTTTTTGTGTTATCGTATCGCTTTCCATTCATAGGCCTTACTATGAAATAGAATGGAGATTTCATTAAAAGTTTATATTAAATTCGATTGAAATTGGTATAGTAGCAGTAAATTCTTTCCAAAGAACAACTTCTTCCTTCACATTAATAATATATATTAATATGCTTCCTGTTTCAGGTTGTCTTCTGATAAGATGAATTGTATTTGAATCTCCAAGAATGGACTGACCAACAATGTAATGCATAGCACCACTTTTGTAGTCAGGTCCAATGGATATTTTACGAATATCCATTAAGATTCTTTTTTGACTAAGTACTCGTATAAAAACGACAATTCATTATAATTCAAGCCACGGGTTAAAATCACAAAATCTTCTTCATCAATTTTGTTTAAATATTCAACTTGATATTCAACATCTGACAACTCAGTTAATGCAGAATTGATTTTTTCTTTTACTTCTTCCGGCTTGTCATTCCAATCGAAAACATCTTTACCATCGACTTCTTTTTTATCTACTTCTAATTTAGATAATAATTCGTCTTGAATTGAAAAATGTTTCTTTACAACACTTTCTATAGATTTACTTAATCTAATTACTGATATTGTAGTGTGAAAACTTTTTAAGTCTTTGTGGTTTTCACATTTACTAAGAACTGAATTTAAACTTAACAGTTCACTAACTTTTAATTTTTGTTTTGACATTTGATTTGATTTAATTTAATTTAATTTAATTTTTATTATACTATGCTTTCCAATTCTGTTTTTTGAGCGGCTGTCAGTCCTCCAACAAACCAATCTTTTCCAAGCATTATTGATATATGCTCTTTATTTCTACTCAAAGTATCTACTTCTTCTTCTGTAATAACTTCTTGTGCTTGTAATTCATTAATTAAACTTACTGAATCATAAGCAGCAGCTATACTTGACTGTACTTGTTCTTGTGTTAACTCTTCCATTTTTTTATATTTGTTTAAATTATATTTACTACTGTTCCATTTCTCCACAAATCTCCTGCCACTAATCCTGTTGCTGACGTAGGAAGGTTAGCCATATTAACAGTTCCTCTAAGAAGTGTTTTTACTATAGCTGTGCTACCCAATACAACAGTGTTACTTCCTGCGCCTACTGCTCCTGTACCTATTATTATGGAGTTAGTATTATTTATACCCAAAGTAGCTGTTCCTTGTCCAATTGCAACGTTTCCACTTCCGGTAGTATTTGCTCCTAATGCATTAAATCCAATTGCAACATTATTTGCTCCCGTTGTGTTTGCAGGCAATGACCCATTACCAATAGCAGTATTGTTGATTCCTGTCGTACTAACTGACATTGAGTTATACCCAACAGCTGTATTGTAACTTGCTGTTGTAGCAGTAAGTAAAGCACTTCTTCCAACTGCTGTATTTTGAAACCCTATAGTATTGGCTCTCAATGCTTCACGACCAAGTGCAGTGTTGTTGTTTGCTGTATTAAAATACAAAGCCTCATAACCAACTGCTGTGTTTTGAGTTCCTGATACATTACTAAATAATGAACTTGTTCCAATTGCAACATTAAAAGAAGCTGTTGTAGATGAAAAAGATGCGTATGCTCCAAGCGATGTATTGCCACTTCCTGATATATTACTTCCTGATGCAAAATCTCCAACCGCGGTATTATCATTTCCTACAGTATTAGATTCTAAAGAATTATTACCAACTGCGGTATTATTATCTCCAAAAGTATTAGATTGTAAAGAACGATTTCCAATAGCTGTGCAATAATCTGCTGCTTCATTAGTAGCCATAGACCTAAAGCCTACTGCTGTATTATTAAAACCGTTTATGTTAAGATTCATAGAATCCTTTCCAACTGCGGTATTTTGTAATCCTACTGTATTAGTTAAAAGTGCATTTTTTCCAATTGCAGTATTATCATCTGCTATGTTATTTTGCAAAGAAAGGTCTCCAATTGCTGTATTATTATTTCCTATTAAATTTGTAATCAATGACCCAAAACCTACCGCTGTATTAGAATTACCTGTCGTGTTTGAAGACAATGAACCATAACCTACCGCTGTATTAGCACTACCCGTTGTGTTCTCTGCTAATGAATTTGAACCTATTGCAACGCTGCCTGAGCCTGTCGTATTATTAGCAAGTGAAGACTGACCAATTGCAGTATTACTACTTCCGGTAGTATTTGTGTTCATTGAAAGTTGACCGATTGCTGTATTAGAACTACCTGTTGTATTATTAGGTAATGAATTTTGACCAATTGCTGTATTTAAAAGTCCTGTTGTATTACTAAATAATGAACTTGTTCCAATTGCAGTATTACCCCCCCCTGTTGTATTGTTAAATAATGAATTTTGACCAATAGCAGTATTAGAACTACCTGTTGTATTTGCATTTAATGCTGTAAGTCCGAAACAAGTATTTGATGTTATATTTCCATTACCTTTTCCTGCACTTATACCATTTATTAATAAATCATTAGTAAACGACAAAGTGAAACTACCCATAGTAACTACTCTGTTTCCACTTAAAGTACCATTTGAGTTGTATATATTAACTGATGCACTTCCGGTTGTAACACTTCCATCTGCCATTAAAAATTGAGCAGAAGTACCTCCTACCTTTACAAATGAATTTGCGGTTATTGTATTAGTTCCTAAATTAACATTTGTTGTAGCACCTGTGTAAGGCACATAAGTTGCTAACGCAGCTGCTGTAATGTAAACGCTACTGTCAATAGTACCGTTTGCTTTTAAAAATTGAGCGGCAGTTCCACCTGACTTTATGAAAGAGTTTGCGGTTATTGTGTTAGTCCCTAAATTTACATTTGTTGTAGCACCTGTGTAAGGCACATAAATTGATAATGCAGCCGCTGTAATATAGATACTGCTATCAACTGAACCATCAGCTTTTAAAAATTGAGAAGAAGTTCCTCCTGACCTTACAAATGAATTGGCTATAATAGGCAAAGTGGTAGTATTGCCTGCTGTTGTTACTGATTGTAATGTATTAGTGACACCAATGGAAAATAAGTCCTTTATTGATTGAAGAGTAAAGTTAACCGTATTATTCTGAGGAGGTCCTCCTGCGGTTGTTCCGATTAATTTATCTGAAAGCTGAGGAGTTGAGTCTATTTCGTATGTGCTTATTTTTGCCATTTTTGTATATTAGTTTAAAGTCAATAAGTATAAAATCTTGTCTGTTAATGCAATCATCTCATCCATTATATTCTGCAATTCAGAAGGATAATTTGCTCTTTCAGTATCAATGATTGAACGTAATTCTTTCAAATGAGAAGTAGCGTCTAAAATTTTTGATTCAGGTATTACTATCTCAACTCTTTTAAATCTACCAAAATAAGCCTCGGTAAATTTATCTGTCAAATCAAGTATTCCATCATAATAAGCATTTAATGCTTTATGCTCTGCAAACGATGTCGTTTGAAGGTGTGCGATGTGCATTGCATCTCTTGAATGGAACAATGTTCCGATAAATTTTCCCGGTGTCATCTTACTGTGCGTTTTTAGTTACTTCTCCTGTTTGAATATTAATTACAGCGTCTGCGCCATATTTTTCAACTAACAATTGTTCGTGTTTAGTGAACTCAACTTTTAATTCGTCAATATGCCTCAAGATACTATGCTTTTGTAATTCAGAATCTCCAAGTGCTATCTTAGCTTGATTGAATTTAGAGTTCATTTCTTGAATTTTAGCAAGTTCTTCTTGCGTTGCTTTTAAATTTTTCATTTTTATTTAATTTGATTTGTTAGATTACAAAGATATAAAAAAAACAATGCTTATTATTTACATTTAGCTTTACCGCTATTATTAGTGTAAATACATCTACCCTTGTCTCCAAGTGGATTTAATCTACTTAATAAACTTGGTCTATCCGTATTAGCACTTTTGGTCTCTTTCATTTTACCACCGCCTTCAACTTCTGTAAATTTTACCTTGCTATCGTTTTTTACTTTTTTAGCATACTCGTCAACGGTTAATCCTCGTCTTTCAGCTCCTTGTTTAAATTTTTCTGTCATTCTATTTGTTACATCTTGACTTATAGAATCTTTATATTGTTTAACTCTTTCCATTCCTCCCTTTTGTTTCAACTCAGCTATTTTTTTTGCTTTTTCAGGCTGAGACATTTGCTGCCAAGTTTTAGGGTCAGGAGTACTTGCTAACGGGGTGTCGGGTCTTTGAATTGCCATAATTTTTAGAATAAAGTTTTGTTAATTTTTTTGTACATATAGAATCCAATTACAATAAGAAGCAACACTAAAAGCCACCACAAATAAATTGAATAATTAGTTTTTTTATCAATTTCCTTTTTAAAGGTTTTTACTGAAGTATCTTTTTTTACATTAACTTCAATTGAGGCTTTTTCAGACACTTTTATTTTTGTAGTATCTACTAATACCTTTTTTGTTTTTTTATACTTCAGTTTTACGTTTTTGTATTTTTTTCCATCTACTTCAATACATTTTGAAGTGTCAATAGGAACTATTTCTAATTCATCAGTATTTGTTGTAATACTAATGTGATTATCTTGAGTCGTTACACTTTCTTTTTTTGTTACAGAAGTACTGTCTGTTTTTATTTGAGAATCTACTTTGTTTATATCTACTTTTCTTGCAGCGCAAGAAGTGATAAGAACAAGTACTACTATATATAATATTAACTTTTTCATTAACAATTCCATTTTCTTAATGCTAATGCCTTTCTTGTTGGTTCTCCGTTTGGTTTTTTCATAGGACCTTCCATTCCTCCCATACGAGCACAAAAAGACTTTCGTCTATTAGCATCTTTACTTCCGGGTTTTAATTTAGAAGGTTTAGTGGTAACAGCCATTTTTAATTTGCTTCCCGGATTAGCAGCTCTATAACTTGCTACTCCTTTAGCATTCAATCCTCCTGTTTCAGATTTACCTTCTTTTCTTGTCCAAGCTGCTGTCTTTGCCATAACTATTCTTTTATTTGAAAATGCATCCAATCGTAATTTTTCTCTCTTCCTAATGACTCGAATCCGTATTTATAGAATATGTCAATCATTGGTTTGTATTCAGGTCGAGCAAATCGAGCAGTTTTCGATGTCTCTTTTAATAAATTTCTTGCCGGGTCTAAGTCAACTGCTATTCCCCAAGAGTGAGTTGACCAAGCAGACCCACCTCTCATTTTTCGATAGTTGAAACATCCACCAAACAAATCAATTCCTAATTCTTTTATTTTGTTAGAACCATAGTGAGCAAGTATATCAGCAAAAACTGCTTTAAATTTATCAGCCACTAATTTATGACACATCATTGTAGTTACATTTGTATCAATATCCCAAGCAAGACGCATAGGATATGGAAGTTGAATTTTTACCAAATAATTAACTCCCGTTTCATTGGGAGTTCCATATTTTTTTGTAATTTGTTGTGTTGTCATTATTGTAAATTGTTTATATTTTGCTTCACTTCTTTTGCTCTTAAAAATGCTTTTTTAAGCAATTGCCAAATGTCAACTTTAAAAGTCTCCTCAACATTTTCTTTTATAGAAACCAACTCTATAAAAATTAACATTATTGCACATATCTTAGTAAACATATAGTCAAACTTAAACCAATGGAATACAAATTCATTTAAAACAAATTTATCTATTAAAAAAAGGAACAAAATACATATCTCATATAATGCCATTTTTGATATTATATTTGACAAGACTCTACTCCTAATGCTTGCCCATCCTTTTAATTTTACACTTTTAAAAATTCCTGTAAAGGTATCAAGAATTATTGCTGCTGCTACCGCAATTAAAAGCCCGTGTATCGGAACAAATAATAATATTAGCGATGAGAATATGTAATTTATATATTTCATTATCTTCCTTGTCCTCTATACGCTTTCACGTAGTTTTTACTTGATTTTAAAGTGCTCGTTTTAGTCTTTGCAGCTACGCCTGACTTCTTTGGTTTTGCTTTATAAGCACTATCTTGTTGTTTTACTTTTGCCATTTTACCAAAGAGCTAATACATTAGTAGCTGTAGTTCCTGTTGCTCTAAGCTGTACAATTTGAATAGGAAGAATTGTTCCAACAGGTACTGATAAAAAAGTTACAATATCTCCACCTATAGTAACAACAGATACATTTCCTGCTCCACCTATATACAAATTACATCCTTCGTTTGCTATTCCTGATTGAGGAGACATTCCATAAACAGAAAAAGTTTTACCTGTAGCAGTGAATATATTTGCATTTAATGTTAATTGAGTTTGACTATCTACATTTAATACAGTTGCAGCAGTTCCATCGGTATCATTATGAACAACATCTCCTGCCCTTACATTATCTGAAACAAATGTAGCTGAACTACTTATTAATTTTAAAGACGTTGAGGTGGTATTTGTTCCTGTGTCAACAAAACTATATGGAACTGCAATATCAGCATTGTCTGATTTATGCGCTATTATCGCTCTTGAAAATTGTGATTTGAATACTGACATTATTTTAGTATTTTATTGATTAATAAATCGGGGTTATTTAATTTTTCTTTTCGTGCCTCACATCCACAAGGTACTCCTGTAATTTCAGAAACTTTTTCAACAACAGTTTTTATTCCTGTTGCTGTCGTTACTTTTTCAATAACATCTCCAAAGCCAAGTCTTTTAGTTCTTATATAGTGCATAACAAAGGTATTACTTTTTTTTATTTTTTTGAACAGGTAGTTTACTTACGTTCCCTTTTAAAAACTTCATCTTACCATCTAATGATTTCTTAGACTCGTATTGTTTTGCTTTCTCAGTTACTTTTTTCATCTTTTAAATTTTAGTCACACGATTACCCATTCCAACTTTTGATTTTTCTGCTTTTTTAGCAGTCAATTTAGATTTGCTTATTTCAGATATGGTTTTTGGTGTTTTTGAAGATACTTTTACTTTTGGCCTACAATACTCATTACTTCCTCCCGCACCACAAGCTTTGCCTGTTTTAGTATCAGTCCATTTTTCTTTATCCCATCTTTTTAGAGATGTTCCTGCTTCTGTTTTTCTAACAACGCCTGAACCCTTCCTACATTTAGCAATAGCTTGTGACGCTCTTGCAGATGGAAAAACATCGTACTGAGCTTTTACTTTTTTATAACACGCATCTTTTGGCATTAGTACTTTCCTTTACGATTACTTGGATTTGGTGTTGTTGAACCTCCCGACCCTGCCCATAAATTTTTACAAGCCCAATATCGGGGAGTTAGTTTGTCATTTGCGGTATCACAACTATGCCTTGCTTTAAAACTTCTTCTTGCAGCAGGACTATAGTTATTACCATATCCTTTTGCTCCAAAATGGAGAAGTTTTTCTTCTCCATTGGAACAAGCTTTTACCATCTTCTTCTTCCCCGGTCTATCCGAAGGAACAGGTCGATTACATTGCATTTTTGACTTATTGGCCATTTTACTCAGGAGTTACTTCAGGAGTTGCTTCAGGAGTTACTTCTTCAGGAGTTACTTTAGAAGCTCCTCTATTAAAATCTCTGCTGCCATTTCCCGGGTCTTCTCTTTCAGGAGGGGGAATATTTAAAATAACCTCCACAGTAGGAGTTGTTTCGATAATAGGAACTATTTCGGAAACTACTTTTTTGTTTAATTTACCTGCCATTTTTTTAAAATTTAATAATTAACAATAAGGGTTTTTACCACCCATACCTTTTCCTGATGCCGATTTTGTAACCTTACGAGTTACGCCATTAGTATCAGCTTTTAATTTAATACCGGAACTTGCTACTGAAGTACTTGGCATCTGCATACGAGATGAACCCGGTAAGTTTGGAGTGTCTTTAGCCATTTTTATTTCTTTTTAATGTTTGCTTTTACACCTGCCGCTTTGGATGGTGCTTTGAATCCATTTTTGTTTGCAGGTTTAGCTGCTGCCATTGGCATTTTTTTTCTTGATGCTTCAGGTAATCCGGGTGTTGCTTTTACTTTTGCCATTTTGTTTTTATTTATTTACGTTGTTTTTATTTTAGTTCTATCTGCGAATGATGCTAATCCATAAAGTCTTGAACCTTCTCCTGCAATAGACTTTCTTCCTTTACTTCTTTCTATTCTTGCCGCATCAAGCTTTGCTTGAGTTTCATTTTTAGATGCCTGCCTTTCAGCGCTTCTTTTATTAATATCATCTATTATTGATTTTAAATTTGTAACAGGTGTAGTTGCATCAGGTGTTTCTGCCAATGGAGTATCAGGCCTTTTAACCGCATCAGCTTTTCTTTCTTCCTTTGTTTTTTTTACAATTCCCATAGTTTCTATTGTTGAGGTGTTTCAGGTGCAGTAGGCACGATTGCTTTGATTTTATCTATAGCACTGTTTGCAGTTTGCTCAAATTTTGTAGCAACTCTTTGCTGAGGCATACCTCCAATTTGTGTTGTAGGTTGTAAGCCTGAACTAACAGGTTGTGGTTCAGGCGTTGCCGCTAATGGAGTATCAGGTCTTTGCATTGTTATTTATTTTTTTTAAAAAGATTTATTATTTTAGGACCTAAATCATTTCTTCTTGTAGCATTATAAAGTCTTTCGTCTCTATTCTCATCAGTAATTGGTGGAGGAGTAGCCGCTAATGGTGTATCAGGTCTAAGAACTTTTTTACCTTGTGATTCACGATTAAGTTTGCTTTCTGACTTCATTATAAACTCATCAGCCTGCGCCTTTCTTTTGTTTAGAGACTCCTTTCTATTCTCAGCCCTATCTTCCATCCTGTTAGCAACTTTTTTTGCTCTTTCAGGATTTGTTTCGGCTATTCTGCCAATTCTTTTATATTGACCGGGTCTTAATTCTTCCATCGTTTTAATTTTTAATTAATAACTTTGTACAAATGTATAAAAAAAAAATTAAATGAAATCAAATCAAGATGATTACCTAAAATATTGGAGAGTCATTCGCCAATTCGCAAAAATTAAATACGAACTAACTCAGGCTGACTTAGATATGCTATTGTTCTTATACTCTGAAAAGTATTTTGGAAAAGATAAGTTTGAAGAGTTTGACAGTCTTTTAGGTTGGGATGTAACTCGTTTCTTCAGACTTCAAAAAGATGGGTGGATTGTAAAGTTTAGAAATAGAGTTGGCAATAGAAAGGCTCTATACCAATTGACAGTCAAATCCACGAGAATGATTCAATCACTTTATAGAAAACTAAGCGGGGAAGAAATCCCCGTTAGTAATTCTAATAATAAAATGTTCTTAAAGAACGTATCATATTCAGACAAAGTCTATCGCGATATGATTATCGAAATGAACAAAGTTATAAAACAACAACGACATCATTCTCGCGAATAATTGTGTATTGCTTATCATCAATCAGCATTGTAAATCCGTGCGCCTTATCGTAGTAGATGTCATCATCTTTTTTGATATGCGGTACATCAGTACCGCTTTCTACTACTAAGCCACGCTTGTAACGCATCTGATTCATATCTTCTCCCGATAGAAACAATCCTGATTCAGTTTTTAACTCTTCATCAATGGTCTTGATGACGATGTATTTACCAATTGGTTTCATAGTTTTTAGTTTTAAGATTGTTCATAGCTACGCGCTAATGTAATTATTGCATCGGTGCTCAAAATTGTCACAGCTACACTCACAGCATTTTGTAATGCACTTCGCGTTACTTTCAATGGGTCAATTACTCCCATCTTAATCAAGTCTCCATACTCTCTTGTCTTCAAGTTGTATCCTTGACCTTCAGCAATACCATCTTTGTAAATATCTTCAGCTTTCAATCCTGCGTTTGCAAGTATCTGTAAGAACGGAGCCATAAGTGCTGCCTTCAAAATCATCATAGCTGCATTATACTCAGGACTTTTATCCTCATCTATAGCCAAAGCCGCTGACTCTTCAAGTAAAGCTTTCCCTGCGCCCGGAAGAATCCCCTCTTCAAGTGCTGAACGTACCGCGCAAACAGCATCATCAACTCTGTCGTACAACTCTTTCTGCTCCAAGTCTGTCTGTCCACCCACAAAAATAACCCCAATTCCACCTGTTAATGAAGCAATTCTCTCCAATAAATGGTCCTTTTCGTGCTTCTTTGTTGCGTTTTTATGCGAATCCCATAGCTGACTTACCCTCTCATCAATAGTTTTTTGGTCTAATTTCAAGTCTGACCTGACAATAACAGTCTTATCTTTACTTACAATTACCTTAGCTGCGTGTCCAAGGTCTTCATAATTAATGATACTCAAGTCATCTCCTGTCTTTTCGCTGAAGTATGTAGCGCCAACACTAATAGCAATGTCTTGCATTAACTCGTGTTGCTTATATCCAAATGCCGGAGGCGCAACTGCGCATACTTTGATAAGTCCTTTTACAACATTAGCTGCCAAACTGTTAATCAAGTTCTGATTGCACGGAGATATAATTAATAACTTCTTACCTTGTTGTACAATTGGTCTAAACACTTCCTCAATCTGAAGAACATTTGTAATCTCCATATCAGCAACCATAACCATAGCATCCTCAAATACGCACTCATCTTTCTTTTGGTCATTGATAAATATTGGACTCAAGTACCCTCTGTCAAATTTCAACCCCATTGTGGTCTCAGCATAGGTCTCATCGTTCTGACTCTTCTCCACCGTAACAATACCTGTCTTGCCGACATCTTTGTATACCTCTGAGATAATCTTCCCAATCTCCCTGTCGTTATTTGCCGATATACTCGCTACATCTGTAAGCATTGTACTTGTAACTCTCTTGCTACGTCTTCGTAACTTGTCCACCACCTTGTCGCTTATCTCCACCATACTTCTCAGAACCTCTGTCCGGTTCAATCCTTCAGTGATATGCTCAAGTCCACTCAATACCAATCCTTCAGTGAGGACAATGGCAGTTGTCGTACCATCTCCTGCCGAAGTAGCAGTCTTCTCAGCGGCTTCCTTCATCATCTTAACCGCAAGGTTCTCCGAAGGGTCCAATAAATCAATTGATTTGGCAACAGTAACTCCATCTTTGGTAACTGTGATACCGTGAGTATGGTTTGGAGATTCAATAAGTACAGGATTACCTCCCGGACCTAATGTACTTTTTACAGCTTTGGACATTTTCCTAACGCCACTTACTAATTTTCCTCTTCCTGCCGCCCCAAACTCTAAGTTTTTTGGGGAATAACCTTGATTTTCTAACATTTGATTTGATTTTTAATTGTTATCTGCAAATATAATACAATAAATTCTAATTAATGCCACTTTCAAAAAATATATGCGTTAGCATTATGAAGATTATTAAGTCTTGGTTGTTGTTTGGATTTTGGCTTGAAGTTGTCATTGTGTCGGAATGTCGATTTTAGGTTTTCCCTACTCTCTCTTAGGAAATACCTTTATATATATTTTTTTTTTGACTATAAAACTTACTCTTTTTTGACATTATCGACATTAAAAGAATAAAGTATTAATAATTAAGAAGTTACAAAAATTAAGTTGTCGCAAAAACAACAGAAAATATAACCGATTATGTCGATTATAAATAAAAAAAGGGAAACTTTACGAATCCCTCTTTTTTTTACATTGGGTTTTTACTAATTGCAACCGCAACTTTCATCTTCCATCATCTCAGACATAGCATTTCCTCTTGCTATAATAGATACTTTTTCAGCCGTTTTCATAGCTTTTTTCATCTGAGCAAGTTGTGCAATGCCGGTTTGGCCATCAGGTCTGTCGTTAATCAACATACCATCTTTTACAGTCAACCCATTATAACCACCTGAGGTCTTTTGTTGGTAGATACTGTTTCTTAAATTTAAAGGCTGTTTCATCTTATGAGTTTTTAAAAGTTCTCACAAAGATAGTAATTTTTATTAGGTGGTAGTAGTGTTTGGGTAGTACCCCCATTTGACGCTGAGCCACCCCAACCGAAAGCGATAAAAAAATCGATGGGGGGGTGTACTTTCTAAAATTTCTTTGTAGTTTTTTTGGCTTTTTTGGTTCCCTTGGTTCCCTTGGTTCCCTTGGTTCCCTTGGTTCCCTTGGTTCCCTTGGTTCCCTTGGTTGGTTCCCGTTGGTTGGTTCCCGTTGGTTGGTTGGTTCCTATTGTGGTTCCTTCGCCTTGGTTCCTTATATGT